GGAGAAGCCTCTCCGGGCGAATCCTCTCCCCTTCCGCCTCTGTCCGGTGACTACACCGCCAGACACAGCCGATGACCGTCACTGCCAGTGCCTCTCAGAGCCTCCCAGACGCCCCAGAAGGCTATCCACGCATCGGTCCGCTACTCAGTGCCACTTCTGACGTAGACAGGGCTTACAGGGCAGCACAGCGCATTGGGCTGGATCTGTTCCCATGGCAGCAGTACGCACTCGATCTGATCTACTCGGCAGACGAGCAGCATCGCTGGAAGTACCGCGAAGTAGCGATCATCGCTGCCAGGCAGAACGGCAAGAGCGAGATTCTGGTGCCGCTGATCCTTGACAGCCTGGAACGTGGAGAGCGAGTGCTGCACACAGCGCAGGACCGGCAGCTGCCACGTGAAGTGTTTGAGAAGGTGGCTGCTCATGCCATCGGGGACATCAGGCGCACCAATGGACAGGAGAGCATCAGGCACCCCAGTGGCGGTCGCTACACCATCCTCGCTCCACAGAAGAGCTTCAGAGGCAGGTCTGCAGACAGGCTGATCATCGATGAGGTACGGGAGCAGAAGGACTTCGAGCTTATTCGGAGAGCAGAGCCGACGATCAGTGCCAGTACCAACCCACAGGTCATCTATCTGAGCAATGCGGGCGACGAGACATCGCTTGTGCTGAATGAGCTCAAAGACAGAGGCACGTCAGACGATCCCGGCGACCTGGCTTACGCCGAGTGGTCTGCTGATCCTGATCTGGCAGTAGACGATCAGCGAGCATGGAAGCAAGCCAACCCATCAGTCGGTTTCCAGTATGGGCAGAGCATGCGCATTCTGCGCTCCCTGCACCACAAGTACACCACTGCCGGTGAGCTCTCGATCTTTGAGACAGAGCACTTGTGCCGGTGGGTGGTCTCCATGCTGCCTAGGCTGGTGCAGGATTCTGCATGGCAGATGTGCAGGGGCTACGTGGAGACTCCTAACAGACCAGCCATGGGTATCAACGTGGATCCTTCTGGCAAGCGGGCATCTGCAGCGCTTGCCTGGAAGCAGTCAGACGGCACCATCGGTCTGCTGGTCTCTGCAGAAGTGACTGGCAACCCCATCAACGTCGTTGACTTGGCAGTGGATCTGACAGCACAGGCACAGGCAGCTGGTGTGGAGGTGGTGGCCTACGATCCGTGGACAGACGAGCATCTGGCACGGCACTTCCCGAACACGGAGAAGATCAACAGCAGCCTGTTTGCGAATGCCTCAGAGCGTTTTGTCAGAGCCGTGGAGACACAGGCCATCAGGTGGCAGCAGGCAGATAGCATCAGCAGCGATCTGCCCTACGTGGCCAGGAAGAGCACGAGTGGTGGTGCATGGATGGCAGACAGAGCAGACCCAGACAGGAGCATTACAGCTGCACTGGCTGCAATCCGTGCTGTGTGGATGGCCAGTAATCCACAGGTGCAGGTGCCTTCAGTTTATTGACCCGACTGTCTGCCGGGACATCCCATTGAAAGCGGCTGTCTCTGGTGTATGCTGCAGGGGATGCAACTAACAAAGCACGGCGCCCTGCAAACTCGTGCTATTGACTCGTTTACTGATTACCCTGGACTGACTGAGCAGCTGCTCGCTCTGCAGGGTCTGTCTGCTTCTGAGGTGGCTACGCCACCCAGCATCAGAGAAGCGCTGAGCTCACCAGCCATCTTCCGTGCTGTGAGCATGATCAGCAACATCGTCGGGTCACTGACGCTGGAAGCGTGGCGTAATGGCGTACGCATGGATGACGCCACCGCACCGCGTTTGGTGAAGCGCCCTGGCGTGCTTGGCATCCCTCGCGACTTCTTCAGGGACACTGCCTACAGCCTTGCCACTCGCGGTGAATACATCTGGTGGGTGGTGGACAGGGATGACGAGGGACTAGCCAGAGCTCTGCTGCTTCTGCCATCGGGTGAGGTCACGGTTGACTGGGATGAAAACTTCCCACTGATCCGCACTTACACTTGGCGCAACAAGAAGCTGCCAACCGATGATATTGAGCATGGCTTCTTCATGCGTGAGGTCAATGGTCTGCGGGGATGGGGACCACTGCAGCTGTGCGGAGCAGCCATCAATGTGGCTGTAGAGGCAGACAGGTGGGCTGCCAGATTCTTCAGACGCGGTGGTGTGCCGTCAGTGGTGCTGAAGACTGCTGCTACTCTGGCACCAGGAGATGCAGACAGGCTGGTGGACAGGTGGCTGGAACGTGACTCAAATGAAGTACGCGTCACTTCGGGCGGTATTGAAGCGACGCCGTTTACAACTGATCCGGAATCAGCACAGCTACTTGAGTCTCGTAAGCACTCAGCAGCAGACGTTGCAACTATGTTTGGATTGGACGCAGATATCCTCAATGCAGCCGTTTCAGGATCCTCGCTCACCTACCAGAACATCGGACAGCGTTTCGACTCAATGATCCGTAGCACGATCAGCCCTAACTACCTGGAGCCGATTGAGCACGGCATCAGTGAGCGTCTTACCAGGACGACTGTGGCCCGCTTTGACCTCAGCGGCCTTCTAAGGGCTGATGTGACTACACAGGCGAATGTGTACTCGACGCTGACTACAGCAGGCTTAGAATCGACTACAGCGGCTGCTATCGCTGGTCTGGACTCACTGGTGGATACAGAGCCGATTCCTGCACCAGAGCCTGTTAGAATCCAGGTGCCTGCAGCATGAGTTATCGACTAGTGCCCCGAAAAGCGATCCGTTATACAGAGGCCACCAGACCCGACAGTGCTCCTGCTGCCCCCATCGGCAAGAGCCTGTCGGATGCCTCGTACCGTGACATCCAAGCCAAGGCTGTAGAGCTTGGCATCAATGGCAAGCAGACCCGCGATCAGTTACTCAAAGCCATCAAAGAGGCACAGTCGGCATGACAACTGAGCTCGTCCTGGGTGGGACACTGCAGATCCGTGACGAGGAGAAGCGCGAGATTGAAGCGCTTGTCCTGCCGTGGGATACAGATGCAGAGACTTCACGCGGACTAGAGCGCTTTGAGAAGGGCGCTTTTGATGGTGTGGACCCTGCCAGTTTCACGCTTAGGCAGTTTCATCAGGACCCACCTACGGGACGCGGCATCAGTCTCAGCGAAGAGGATGATGGGCTGCACATGGCTTTCAGGGTTGCAAAGACCCAGGCTGGTGACGAGCAGCTAGAGCTTGTGCGCAGTGGCGTTACACCGGGAGTCAGTATTGGTTTCAATGATGGCAAGCACGACCGTCGCCGCATGGCTGATGGTAGGATGCAGTGGATTCATAAAGGCGTAAAGGTTGACGGCGTTTTGGAAGTGTCCACAACGTACAAGCCTGCCTTTAGTCAATCGGCAGTTTTACAAGTACGGGAGTCAGAAGTGGCAGAAGAGACTGTTCCTGAGACAGTGGAGCAGAGTCCTGCTGCACCTGTCTCCGATGATCGCATTGAAGCGGTCCTTACTCGCTTGGACAAGATTGACGAGCGACAGCGAGCCTTCCAGGTGGCTGCTCCTGCAGTGGCAGAGTCCCACACCATGGAGAAGCGGACGCTGGAATTCCAGACCCGTGAGCTTGCAGAAGTCGTCACGACTGGTAATGAAGGCGTGGTGCCGGATGCACTGGTCAATCGCGTTATCGGACGCATCACCAGTGGTCGCCCGTTCCTGAATGCGATGACGCAGATCCCTGCACCTGCTGCAGGTACCAGCATCGTTCTCCCGCGCATTACTCAGAATCCTCTGGTTGCCAAGCAGGAAGCTGAGAAGGATGAAGTGGCATCGCGTGCCACGGTCATCGACACCGTTGACTTCCCGATGGAGACCTACGCTGGTGCAGGAGACCTGTCGCTGCAGCTGATTCGCAGGAGCTCTCCTGAGTTCCTTGGGCTGTGGCTGGAGCTTCTTGCAGAGCAGTACGCCAACGTTACTGACAACGCGGCACTGGATGACCTGCTGGGCACGGCTGCTGTGGTGGAAGGTACTGGCACCTTCGATGTGGAGACAGACAGCTTCGGAGAGGCCTTCACCAACACCACCACTGCCACCAGTGGCACGATGAAGCCAAACCGGATCATCCTCAGTACGACTGCACTGGTGCAGTTCATGAATGCTCGCTCACCATCCGGTGGTGGTGGCACGTTCCTATACCCGTCACTGTCAGCCATCAGTGGCTTCAGTGCTGGTGGTGGGAATGAGCTTGGCATCACGCTGCAGCCGGTCTGGGATCCCAACCTGGATGACGAAGCTGTTGACATCATCATCGGACCTAGCGCCGGATTCATCTGGTGCGAGGATGGTGCCTTCCAGCTGGTCGCAGATGTTCCTTCTAAGGCAGGTCGCGATGTCGGTCTGGCTGGCTTCTGCTGGTGGGCCCCGATCTATCCCGCAGCCTTCACCACCTACGTGGTTGCCACCTGATACTGATTAGGGCAGGGTGCTCGGATGGCTGACTGGCCGGTGCTGGATGATCTGAAGCTTGCTCTGAACGTCAACACAGACGCTCGGGACGATCTTCTGACACCAGCACTGGCAGCAGCCATTGACCAGGTCAAGATTGACTGCTCTGGTACACCGGAAGCATTCGATGATGCCTCAGAAGGTCTGGAAGTTACAGACTCTCTCAGCCAGGCTGCACTGCTCTTGGCTGTCATGGTCACAAAGGCACCAGACGCACCTTACGGGGTTGCAGCTGTATTCGATACCGGTGGACTCAGGGTTGCAGCCACACACCCGACGTACCAGAGGCTTCTTACTGGAAGTCACTACGCCTTCGGTGTGGGCTGATGGCGCTGCCTACGGTGGCGCTGGCAGATCATCTGCTGACTCTGCTGCCGGACAACTGGAGCGTGTTGCAGGGACCGATCAGCAGCCTGGAGCCACCAGCACTGGTGCTCAGGGCAGATGGTGAGTGGATTGCTCCTGCTGCTTACTGCCACGATCTACAGCACTATGCAGCGATTTGTGTGGTCACTGCCAGCACACCACAGGATGGTGAGGCGGATCTGCACCACATCATCATTGAGCTCATGGAGAATCTGCCTGAAGGTTGGCGGTTTGTCAGTGCTCAGGCACCAGTGTTAGATCAGTCAACCGGTACGGCACTGTTGGCTGCTAAGGTAAACTTGGAATACGCAAATTCAGAACAGGAGAGTAGCTGAATGGTCGCCCCGATCATTGTCTATCGTCCACTGCTGCACCTTCAGCCACTCGATGAGGATGGCGATGATGTGGGCAGCCCCGTGGATGTGTCATGTGACATGTCGTCTGTGGAGCTCACAGTGGACACGCCCACCACAGACGTGACCACCTTCTGTGGCAACTTCCAGATCCCCGACGACATCGTTGTGGGTGCCACGTTTGAAGTGACGGTCAATGCGGAGACTGATGCCAACTGGTCTGCTCTCGTTGGAGAGTCGGTCAGGGCAGAGCTCTATGACCGCACAGACGCCACACGCTACCGCACCTTCAATACGCAGATCATGCTGAATCCTTCGTTGTACGGTCCCACCACTCCTGGTGAGGCTCGCACCTTCAGCTTTGACTGTGCAGTGCTCAGTGAAGTGGCCTGGGTTTCGGTCCCAACATGAGCGAGTGGCTGACAAAGGATCAGATTGACGAAGTGATCGCTGGCCTGAGCGCTGCCGATCTGATTGAGGGCACAGCCAATGGACGCAAGGACGCACAGGTGGCAGGCGCTGCTTTCGATTCTGCTGCTGCTCGTCTGGGCCTCAGTAATGGCACTCCTGCTACTGAGCACATCCGCGCAGCCGACTTTGGGTACATGGCTGAACGATTGGGTGAGGCCATAAACGTAGACAGCCCAAAATCAGACAGCGACTCTCAGTCGCTCGATTCGGCAGACAGTGGCAGCTGACACCCGATCAGGTACGAGGTCTCCAGGCACCTGACTACGTAGCCATGCTCAGGGTCCTGGACGAGGAACGTAGAGAGCATGAGCGAGCAGCCAAGAAGCGGAGCAGGCGCCGATGACCAGACACAGCGCTGACTACGGCGCCAAGGCTCTGAGGCGGCTGGCAGATGCTCTTGATGACCCTGAGAAGCTGGAATCAGAGTACGCATCCTTTCTCGTGGAGAAGGCTCGCTCGCTCGCTGCTGCTCGCCCTACTCCTCAATCTGGGATGGTGGCTGATGCACTGGTTGTCACTGGCAACCTGATCCGATCTGCCGGGATTCCCATGGATGCGGTGGCAGCATCTTCTGAATTCGGGTCAGATCTGTACCCACAGTTTCAGCACACCCACACCGCAGAAGGTCTGTGGCTGCATCCTGCTGCTGAGGATGCTGACGTGCTTGCTAAGACTGATGAGGCTCTAGATCAGTTCGTGCAGGAGACTGTGGACTGATGGCTGAGCTAGACCTCAATGTCAATGTCATCACCAAGGGTGCCAAGAAGCTGAATGGCTTAGGCGGTGCTCTGGCTGGTGTTGGTAAGGCTGCTGTATTTGGAGCGGCAGCTGGTGCTACTGCGCTAACGGCCATCGGTGTAGCAGCCACTGCTGCTGCCTCAGAGGCAGAGCAGGCACAGGCCAAGCTGGAATCCGTATTTAAGGGTACTGGTGCAGCAGCCTTTACCAGTATTGATGCTCTCAATGAGCACGCTACTGCACTGGCAGAAGCCACGACCTTTGATGATGACTCCGTAAAGGCAGCACAGGCAACGTTGCTGTCATTCGGCAACATCACCGGTGAGGCATTCACACAGGCTACAGATGCATCAGCAGACCTTGCAGCCTTCATGGGTACTGACATTCCACAGGCCAGCAAGCTGCTTGGGAAGGCACTGGCAGTGCCAGAGCAGGCTGCAGGCAAGCTCGCCAAGGCTGGTCTGATTCTCACGGAGTCTCAGAAAGAGCAGATCGCTGCTTTCACTGAAGCAGGAGATACAGCAGCTGCACAAGGCGTCATCTTGGATGCCTTCGGGGAGAAGTTTGGGACAGTGGCAGAGGATCTGGCTGCTACGTCTGGTGGGCAGATGACTCAGGCTCTCAATGCCCTGGGAGAGGCGGGAGAGTCACTGGGAGTGATCCTGCTGCCAGTGCTGACCCTGGTAGCTCAGGGATTGAAGGGGTTGGCAGACTTTGTAGTGGCAGCCATGCCACAGATCCAAGCAGCCATTGCACCAGTAGTGGCATTCATTACCAGTCTGTTCAGTGGTGCAGGATCCTCAGTCGGATTACTGCAGCAGATCTTCGCCGGTCTGGTGGCATGGGTACAAGCCAACCTGCCTACGATCATGTCTGTGGCAGGGCAGGTATTTGGTGCAGTGGGCAACGTCATCAGGACCGTAATGCCGATCATCTTGGAGCTTGCCAAGGTGGTACTGCCTATCCTGGGAGTGGCTGCCAGTGCTCTGTTTACAGCACTCGACATTGCATTCAAAGGTATCGGTGGAGCGTTCGAAGTACTGGGTAACGTGTTCGAGACCACGGCAGGCTTCATCAGTGACATCGTGGGTGGAGTGATCGGGATCTTCAAAGGTCTGTACAACGCCTTCGCTTCGTTCTGGAACAGCATCGACATCACCTTCCCTCAGATTGATGTCCCATTCTTCGGCACCATCGGTGGCTTCAGCATCGGTCTGCCTGATATCCCGATGCTGGCGCAGGGTGGCATCGTCACCAAGCCGACACTGGCACTGATCGGTGAGAGTGGCCCAGAAGCGGTAGTGCCGCTCACAGGCTCTCAGACCGCCGGAGTAACTAACTTCTTCACGTATAACGTCCAATCACCCATCCCAGACGAGAAGGGCCTTGTAGCGCTTGTCAATCGCTCACAGAGGCTGCAGGGGATGCTGCCATGAGTCTTACGTTCCGTGGACAGTCTCTGCAGCACACTGCTGACGCTCGTACCAGCAGCTACTACTTCGACATCATCGAAGGGCTACCGGGCCACGAGAATCCTGAGGTCAGAGGCAAGGATGTCACTGCACCCGGCAAGGAAGGTCAGTACCTGGGTAACCGAATCAATGACCGGCAGGAGCTACTGATCGAAGGCTTCATTAGTGGACGTGGAGCAGATGCAGAAGAGCGCAGGCTGGATTGGCACCAGAACACGCAGACCATCCTTGCAGCCTTCACGCTGGATGCTGCTCCCGGTTCTCTGATCGCTGCTCCCGGCAGTAACGACTATCTGGGACTGACAGCATCTTGGGAGATACAGGCCCGTACGCTGGATCAGCTGGCAGGTGACATTCAAAACGCAATGAGCTTCCAGCGTTGGAGCTTCAGGCTGGAATGCATTGATGGTCTGTGGTGGGTCAGTGGTAGCTGATGCCTGCTCTAGAGCTCCACTTCTTCGCTGCTGATGACCCCAACGGCAGCACGATCTTTGAGTGCAGCACTGACGACCAGTTCCTGAAGGAAGTCAAGCTAGACATTCAACGTGACTCCCTGGGTTCAGGTGAGGTCTCGTTCGCTCGCAAGGTGCCTGCAGGTGGGCTGTTCCAGCGCGGGATCGTAGAGCCTGAGGTACTGGTCAGAGTCCTCATTCCTAGTGTCCATGCCACCAAGTACCTGCATGGCTTCTTCATCAATCCCCGACAGCAGCAGGTTGTCAGCAGAGACGAGAAGGGCGGAGAGGGATTCACCTTTGCCGGTCCCGGTCCGAAGCACTACCTCGAACGCATGCTTCTGTGGTCTGCATCCTTCGCAGGCTTTGACAATGCGGTAGAGCGTGATAACGGTATCTGGACGTGGCCTTCTACTGCCAGAGCAGGAGCCATTCTCAACAGGCTAATCCTGGAAGATCAGAGCAATCCTTCTGGTCCCTTCCTGCCTGATCTGACAAAGAGCTTCAGCGACAGCAACGACTCTGCCTCAGTGGCATGGACTGATGACATTGCAGGCACCCAGGACTTCACCCTGAAGATTCAGGATGACTACCTGAAGATTCTGTGGATTCTGGAAGACGCTTCAGGGATCACCACACAGATTGACCTTGGCTCTGTTGGCAGTCCCCTGTTACAGCTTGATGCTTATCAGACCTTCGGACGTGATCTGACCGGGGCTATCGGTGCTTCCACGGTGCATTTGACAGAGGGCGTGAATATCGCCACTGATCTGGACGTGGAAGGGAGCTCGTATAAGAAGGCTACACACGCTCTTGTGAAGGGCGAAGACGGCGTATACGAGCTTGCAGTGCATCCCTCAGGCACTGCCTGGAAGAAGGTTGTTGCCACTTCCTACAACAGCAGTAACAACACCGTGCTTGATCAGGCAGGCAGACGCTTCCTGCAGCGTCAGGACAATGGCGAGAAGCAGATAAAGGTCCGCATTATCCCCGGCTTTACCCCTGCCTCAGGTCTGTATATGCCTGGTCCTGATGGCACAGACGGCCACTTCTGGCCGGGGGATACGATCAGTCTGACGACAGGACAGGGTGCAGGCACAGCGCTCGATTACTCGTCTGAGGATCAGGCAGTCACCGGCATTGAGATTGAGCTGGAAGAGGCTGTCAGAGACGACACAGACCTGATGGCTGCTCGCTCATTCATTGTCACTGCGGTTCTGAATGAGGAGCGCTCAAGCAGTAACACGAGCAAAGACCTTGCAGGCAGCAGGGGGACCACTACTCCCGGTCCTGCTCAGTCTCTGAAGCTGTGCGCTCTCCCGACCGAGGGTACGTCAGACGTTCGCAGGCTCTACTTCAGTACCGATGCTGCAACCCCTGGAACGATCACAGAGGATGCAGCCTGGGCAGACGCAAGCACTAC